TATATACCGTAAGAGAACTTGATCGTTTTTCAAAAGGGTTGGTTCCGAAAAAGAAGAACCTAAGTGTACTCAACGAGTGTAAAAATTGTGCCTTTGTATTTCCAGGACCTACGTGTAACAATTGCCCAGTATGAAGTATTGTACCGTCAGTAGTTGTATGACTAGAGGTCCAGAAGTTGTAAGTAATAATCATATGTGTGCAGAGAGGCAACTCATCCGTCGTCTTTACCGCGAATGTTTAAAAAAAGGTTATAAACCCCACCAATTTACAGAATGGTTACACCGAAAATATGGTCATTTAGTTATTTTTAGAAAAAATGTACACGGAGACGCTATATCATTACCATGTGTTTTATGCAGGAAAATGATAGAGAGGTATGATATATGCTGGTCGGCACATGATGGGACTCAATGGGTGCATAGTAAAAAAAGTGAAAAATTACCACCTTCATTACCAACGGCTAAACAGAAAAGAAATCTAGGTTTTGGGAGTGATGATGAGACCCAAAGCTGATTCCAGATTATTGTGACTTCGTTTTAGTGGTTTAGTTCTTTTTAGTTTTAGCGCATTGTTAGATGAAGATGCATTCTTTATTTCATTCATTCTTTTTGTGTCTGAAATAATGGGTACTACGTTACTTATAACTGAAGAAGTTTCAATCTTATTAGGTTCCCCCAAATCACTTGTTTGATTTTTCCTAAACTCCTCTATCGTCATATCACCACCAAACTCCTTAAGTTTATATCTGTTCGGTGCAGGTTTAACATGTCCAAATTGATTGTACATCTTCTTACGCATCACTAAGACATTTCCACACACGAGACCGCCCTTGGTACACCCATATTTATCTATCGCATGGGACTTTACACAACTCCATGAACAGTAGTTGCCAGCTGTGTAAAATTTATTTCTACGTTCATCATATTTATAAGGCATACATAGAGGTGTTCCTTCAAAGTCGTGACAACACCACCAACACCACATAAAGTAAAGATTTATTACTTCTTTAAGCTTAACATTACAACAATTATGATTGTACATATACACGATGATAGACTGGTTGATAGGTAAGTAAGATACCTAACATCCCGGTCTTTCCAATTAAATTTCTTTGGAAAGCGGGTGATAGGAAGTATATTTAATGGAAATGTATCAAACGGAGGTTGTCTCTCTAAATCCATAAAACTCGTATCTCGCTCTTCATCCCACCAATCTGGAAAAGTTCTTTCTCTATCTGGGTCATAATTACACTTGACAGCAAGTTGATTATTTGTGTGTGTTCGTATATCTATGTCTTGACCACATATCGGGTACGTAGATGCACAATCATTTTTAACATTCGGTGGAATGTACCCACTATCACACGATCTAGGTCTACAATGTCCTTTAGTTTTGAGGGTAGTGTAGGATGCGGGATCTTCTATTTCATCTTCACCTTTACCCGCAGCAAGAGCCGCAGCTCTAAGCTCATTTCTCTCTTCCGATGTAGTAAAAGCTTCCTTGTTTGATTCTAATATATCATAATAGGTACACCCAGCTGCGTTAGGGTGCTGATCACACACCATATTCTTCATGTTGTAACAGGTACAATCCAGATCCTCTGGTTTTGCCTTACAATACTTGACCCAAGTACTGTCGTATTTATTTGAAAGGTTTTCTTCAGAACATTTATCATTAGCCTTCATACGATTTTGTGCATCTGGACCTATAGTAATCCCATTACTCGTTGACACGTCCGGACCCTCTTCATTGAGACACCACCGTGATCTTAATGTATTCGTTGGATCCCTGGTTGTACCACATGTCTCACCACCACCGATTTGAGTATTATAATTCTCTAAAGACTCACAAAACTCATCAGCAAGTGTTTCATACCCGAAAGTTGATTCACACCCTGTACTTTTAATATACTGGAGTGCCATTCCTGTAATTGGCATATTTTCACGGTTTGTCAGATAATCATCTCCATATTCCTCTTTTAGTTGATTGTCCATTTCTTCACATTGGTCAATCTCAACTGTGGGATAACTCGTTTCCCTTGTACAGTCAACTAGACCTAAACCACAAGCAGCGGCTGCACCAGCACCAACAAGAAGAGCCATGGTTATCTGTTAAACACTGAGATTTTATTTACTCACCACTAAAACTAGTAATAGTAAACACATACATGACGAAACAGATGATACACCTACACTAACCATCTTAGTTGGATCGCTAAAATCATCTGTAGATGTTGGTATGAATTTCATGAAACCCTCATCCTCATCCTCATCTTTCTTTTCAATTGGGTAACCGTTCTCATCATATTCTACACCATCTATATTACACGAAGTTATAATATCAGATTGAACCAGGTTTTCAGCATTGATTTCTGGCATTCCACAAATATTTATGGATGCTGAACAGCGCGCATCACGAGTGGGATCTTCTGGGATCCATTTAGAAATATTCCCTTCCTGTTGACACACCAGACCGTAACACGATTCACGACCGATCCATTCAGATTTAAAGCCATCGGGTGTCGCAGCGACAAGAGGATCGTAGTGTTCAGTTTTTGCTGCACACCCTGCAGCGTTGGGGTCACTGTCACACACACCGTTTACTACATTGTAACATGTACACCATTGATCAGCTTTACCATCATCAGTTTGGCAATATGCTGCTGCGAGTTCGGGGTATACTTCGGGTCCTAGATATTGACTTGTACATGACGCCGACTTTATTCTAGCACCTACACCACAATATTCTCTCGCAATAGCTTGACCCTCGTTTCTTTCCTTACACGTACCACCACCTGGATCTTTTGTAAAATGAGCAACATCCGAACAAAATTTTATTCTCTCTGTCTCTAGCCACTGAGTTAATGTATTATTACAACGAGAACCTGCCTGATCCGGATCGAACGACCTTAATTTTAATTCAGTTGGAGTTACATAATAAGTGTTACATGCTGGTGGCGTCTCAGGTACTGGGGGTGTTGGCGGGTCTGGATCAATTAGATCTCCAATTAAACCAACCCCTGTTCCAATTAAACCAACCCCTGTTCCAACTGGGTCCGTCACGGCGCCCACCACGGCGTTTCCGGCGTCAGTAAGCCACTCTTCAGCTGCGTGTGAGTGCCAATACCACTTTGTGTGATACTCACGTTTAGGAAATGGCCAAACCATAATTTCTAAATCTACTATCTACTGAGATTTTATTAAACATTGGGGTCAACTTTAATAAAAACGTATACACAAAAATTTACAGGGTCTTTAGGAGTTCCAAAAGTTCAGCCTTTTTACCTTCAGTCGCGAGTTCTAGGATCTTCTCGAGTTTGCTGTCATCGTCCGTCATCTTCTTAGCCATACCATAGACAACAAATGGATTGGGGTCTTCCCGGTTCTCAACGTAGAGGACAACGTCTGAGAAATTCGTGGGATCACCCTCCATATTTTCAACTCGCCTGGAACGCATGAGTAACCAGCCCACGACGACGACGATCGCCACAACTAGGACAACCTGGTTAAGTTTTATCTTTTTGAGGTTGAGTTTCATTATACATTTCGGTAACATTATTTTCTCAGTACAATTTAATAAATCATGGGAGGAGGTGGTGATCAACGAATCAACCAAGCCTTCAACATCTCGGCCATGAATCAAAGTATTTTTGAACAAACCACAACAAATCAGTCTGAATCTATAGCGTCTCAGGCTAATATTCAAACAATGAGCCTGGATATGAGAAATGTAAAGGCTTGCACCACCACTGTCGTACAGAACATTGACGCAACAGCAAGTGCGAGTTCTGAACTTAATAATACACAGGAAACTGCGATTAAAAATGCTATTACCACTGAAATGACAGCGGCGGTACAGGCTCAAGTTGAGAAAGTTACAGAAGCGGGTAACTTTCAATTTGGTGACAAACAAAACGTTAACCAAGAAGTTAACCTGGCAGTTACAAATATTGTTGATAATGTCATAAACATTGACAATATAAACGCGGCTCTAGCAGAACAGGTAAGTATTCAGGATGGTGTGTACACCATTGATGGTTATGATTGCACCCTAGGTGGTTCAATTAACTATAGCCAGGATATCACGGCACAAGTTGTTGCCACGATGGTGACTAACAATCTTGTAGATGCCATAGCGTCTAGTGATATCTTAAATCAACTCGATGCTGCCGCGGATGCAGCTGCAAAGACTGAGAACAAGGGTATCGCGGATATTATTGGTACCTTTTTTGAGGGTCTCACTGGTCCTATGAAGTACGCGATGATCGCCTCTGTGGTGTGCTGCTGTATGATTATCGTACTCGTCATGGTTATGGCTCTGTCCCCAGCTGGGCAAAAGGGTATGACCAACATGAGTGGGGCCGCTGCTCGTCGCTTCTAAAATCCATTTGTAATAATTCCATCAACACCATACCTATACATATATTCCAACTCTTCGTCTTCTTTATGTGTATACGTATAAACCTTAATATCATGTGATTTACAATGGGTTATGAAATCACTGTCTAAACATGTCCAATGGAGTATAACTGCGTTGAGACCCATCGCGATTAGAGGATATTCACTTGTGTGAAAAGTTGTCTCAAAAGTTGAACCTATTTTGAATTCTTGTGGTAAACTGTAAATAATCTTACGATTGAAACTACAAAAAAATACATTTTCGGTTGACTCCTTCTCATAAAATTTTTCTAGAGCTTTGACAATCCCCAAGTCCCGACCCTTTATGTCTAGAAGTAGAAGTGTTCTTCTTAGTTCTGGTATTTGGTCGTACACATCTTGAAGTGTACATATCCCTAATTCTCTTACATGTTCTAAAGACATATCAGAAATGAACTTACCCATAATGTATACATCATGAAACAGGACAAGCTCCCCAGTCTCACAAAGTTGTACATCAATCTCAACGCCATCGTATTCCCTATGAATTGCTTCTCTTATAGCTTCAATGCTATTATCTTTGTACTTCAGGGAATATCCACGATGCGCGATACACTTCATTAACTTAAAGGTATATTTAAAGATCTATCTAATGATTCTAAGTATTGATGTTGGTATAAGGAATTTGGCGATATGCTTACTTGATGAAGATCATGATAATCTCGTGAGGGAATGGGATGTTTCAGGTGTTCCACCTGAACATGAAGATGGTGTTTATGTGTCTCTTAGAAAACACTTAGATGAGAGACCTTGGGTACTTGGAGCGAAAACGATTCTTATCGAGAAACAACCCGACCGCAATAAAAAAATGATATCTGTGATGCACTTCCTCCACGCATATTTCATCATTAAATGCCCCCAAGCGGAGACAATCATTTATGATGCACGTCACAAGATTCCAGATGTTGCTGGTCCAGGTAAAGCGCAATACAATAAAAGAAAAAAGGTTTCCATAGAGAGGTGCGAAGAATTTATTAGGAATGGGACGACCAACGCACACTGGTTAGATACGTTTCTCAAATCAAAAAAGAAGGATGACCTAGCAGACACTGTGATGCAGGCCCTATCCTTTGTTAATAGGGTGGATGTCAAAACCACAAAGAAAGTCAAGAAAACTACAAAGTTGGTACCAAGACGCCCAAACGAAAATCAAAAGAGAACAAAGTATTCGAAGTCAAATTTGGCATGGATTTATCTTAATAAACCTGAGTGTGAAGTCCTAGAGAACAACAAGAGGTTTATGAAGGATCTTAAGAGATATTTCAAAGACATAGAAGATTTAAGATCCAAATTATTTTAACTTTAACGGTGTAACTATCGCATACTTATATTTGGCCTTAACCTCATTTCCACAATGAGGATATGCCCATGTTGCCGGCCATATTAAAACTTTACCACATTCCGGTCTAACTTTTCTACCACCATAGAATTCTGTACAACCACCTTCTTCAGGTTCTAATGTATTTAGATAAATCATTAGCATAGCAACATGTTCTTTATTATTTTCATCATAATGCCAAGCATATTTACCACCTCTGGGTTGCCTCTGAATTACTGGTGTATAATCATGCGATGGCTTTGATTCAAGTTTCGCTTCAAACATATGAAGTGGTTGATCGTGTATGTTTTCACTATATAAACGAATCATATATTGTTTGTATGCATCTTTGATATATTTTGTAATTTCTTCATTTTCGTTTTTCATAGTATGTTCACAACATGTACATAATTCCATAGAATTTTTTAATTCTGGAATAATCATTTTTCTACCATTGTATTGAACCATCCCCCTTAGAGGAGTAAGGGATGAATTTTCAAATTTTTCAATTATAGTTTTACATAACGTTTCTGGTACAAAGTTTGGTAACTCTAAAATGAAATCATTATGTTCTTTCATTTTATTTAAAATGTTTATATACTCTTTAAATTAATTAAGGAAATGAAGTGTGTACAGTATATACAATGAGTCTCACTATCCGAATGTCCACCGCTACCAACAAACCCAATATTGATAAGATTATCAAGAGTAATAAGCGTCTTAGGGCTGCAGCGTATTCTTCAAAAACGAATAGGAAACATCATCGTGTAGCAATTGATGAACTCGATACATTTTTGGATCTCATAGATAACGCCATTGATGCCATGACTGATACTACAATTGAGATTGAAAAGACACAAGAGAAACTTTATGAGTTGTACGATTTTTGTGGAGAAGTACCTTTTGATGAGAGTTGTGATTATTAAAGATTTGAACGGATAGATTGTTATAATGAAGAAAGTGTTGGATCATGGATTTGTTGAACTTGTAGACCATATGCCTAGAGAAAATCTAGATAAGGCTATTGTTGATGGTGCCCGTGTGAGTTATCAAACGGGTACCAAGACCACTCGCGGTGACCGAGGTCTTATTCGTTACCTTGTCCGCAATTGGCATACTTCACCTCTAGAATTGGTGGTTTTCAAGTTTCGTATCAAGGCACCTCTATACATTGCACGGCAGTGGTTGAGACACCGGACAGCCTCTGTAAATGAAATGTCCGCTCGATACTCAATTGTTGATGAGGAGTATTACGAACCAGAAGTCCTTCGTGGACAGTCTGCTGTAAATCATCAGGGATCCGAGGGTGTTGTGGAACTTGAAGATGACATGAATAGAGCTCTTTCTGAACAGTACAAACAGGCGTTTAAATTGTATGAGAAACTACTTGAAAAGGGTGTATGTAGAGAACAAGCACGAGGTGTCCTCCCTCAAGCGACTTATACCTCTTTCGTGTGGAAGATGGATCTACACAACCTCATGCATTTCCTTCAATTGAGGATGGATCACCATGCACAGAAAGAGATTAGGGACTATGCCATGGCTATTTACGAATTGATTCAACCCCTAGTACCTCTATCCATGGAGGCATTCCAGGACTTCAGGGTAAATGCTATGCAATTGACTGGTCCCGAGATTGAGGCAATCGCCGAGGGTAAACCCATAGAGAGTCCAGGTGAAAATAGGGAATTTGAAGAAAAATTAAAGCGCTTAAAAATAAAATGTCAATGATAAGTACTTTATAAAAATGAGTATGACTACTATCACCAAAATTTGCACCCCCCCCGTACACAAGAACTCTCTTGACCTGGAATTGTCCAGGGGGTCCCACATAGCCCGTGAGATTAAAGCGAAATCTCACATTAAAGATACTATTAAGTACATCCCCAATGAATTGAAGTATGAAGATACAGCTTGTGCTAAGATGGAGGCTGCGCGCCGTCCTCGCGCCGCGGCGAGAATGAATAAACTTAAAAATTAAATGTCATTACAATACAAAGTAAAATGCTTGCCATTACAAATACACTCACTGTCTTCACTGCCGAAAAGAAGAACAAGGGGTTCAAGAGATTGAGTAAGAAAATCCAGAAGGAACGTGACATTGACGTGGGTAAGATCAAAGAGAAGTTCTCTGATATTATCCGTGATGAACAGAGTCGTTTGAAGGGATACTTTGAGGAACATAACAGGTTGATCAAGAAGGATGATAAACCCAAGAAGAGTGGCAAAAAGTCTATTGACTTTTACGAAAAGTAAGCCATAGGGTACAAAAAACAAAAAACATAGCCAGGGGTGGGTTATCCCCAAATCTCTCAGCCAGTAGAGCACATACCACACTGTACTGGACGAGCCTAACTTCTTGTTGTGTTTTGATCATCGCACGTTTCATAGACCCCCTAGACTTTTGAAGACCTAATACACTTGTATTTATTTTACCAATGGTTCCAGGTATCTCTGTCGTCTTCATGAATATATCACCCACATCAACGGATTCAATTATCTGTTGTTGGATGAGGGGTTCTAGGTATGTGAAGTAGTTAAAGTCTGGATCAAGTTTGAGACATATACCTTCTATAGTGGAGAAAGCTTTGGCGAGGTACACGAAACTACTGGGTACGACGAATGGCTTTTCCACGGCAAGTTGTGCCGCCAGGTCATCATTCACAATTCCAGAACCATCTAGGGTTTCCAGGTATCCCAATATAGTTTCAAAGAAGAGCTCGATATCTGAGACATCTGAAGACGTTGGAACGATTACACCTAATTTGACTAGGGTATCAACTATACCAGCTGTATCCCGCATGATTATAAATCCAAATAGTTTTGTGAACCCATCCCTAAGTTCTTC